AGCGAGTAAGCAGACCGCCAGGACGTTTCTGTTTAATCAATTCTGCCTGCACTGCCTGACCAATCAAGCGGCCAAGCTGATCAGCATTGCCTTGGTTGCCCTGTACTTCCGTCCCAGACGCATCGACGTTGACGACGACGCTGGTGCTGCCCATGGCGTTGTTTGAAACGATATTGCCCTGCGCTCCAGGTACAAACAGCTCAGGGCCACGTTCGCCAACCATGTAAGGACGACCAGCGCCAACTGCTCCACCAAGTGCTTTTCCGGGAAGAGGTGGCAACGGCGGAGGTGCGGCAGGTAGCTTATTTGCAGGCATCCCTTCATAACGTCCGCCGGGAGCCATCAAAGAGCTAAACGGATTAAAGATTGAGGCAACTGAACCAAGCAGCGTTCCAACAATCCCTTGTCCTTGAGACAAATTGCCTTGAGCATTTCCGTAAAACGCCAAGTTTGCAGCAATGTTTAAAAGCTGATCAGAGAGACGATTCAACATATTTGCCAAGGCATCAGATAGAGTGCGTGTTTCGTCTGTTGCAGCCTTAATGCCATCGACAAAACCATCTTTAATAGTGTCAGAAAGTCCTTTTGCTAGCTGTTGAGCTTTTTTAAGCTCCTCCTGCTGCAAATCAAAATTTCTTTTAAGAAGGCGTGCCTTTTCTTTAAGCCGATCCGCATCATCTTTGGCTCTTTGTTCAGCTTTTTGAGCTTCAATATCGTCTAGGCGTGCTTGTTTTACTTTGCCTGCCAGTTCTTCTAGCTGCGTTCGTTTTGTAACGTCTTTGACTTGTGCAATTCGCTCCAGAATTATCAGATGATCCGCATTGACCATTGCGGTTTTGCGCGCAAATGGCTCGATTTCCTCATAGCGAGCTAGCTGCCTCTTAAGGCTGCGCTCAAGATTTTCACCAGTTTCTGCCGCTGTAAGACCCCTGGGGGGTTTAGCGGGTTTTCCTGGATCAAAGAATTCAACACCAGCGATTAGATCACGAACCTGCTTTAATTTTTCGGCCAACCTGGCTAAAGCCTCTTCTCTGTCTTTTAAAAATTTTGCGTCAAGATCTGCAGCACGTTTTCTTCCAAACTCTGCGGGATCGATAACACCCCCGCCAAGACCTGCCATACCCGCAGTTACTGCCGCTGCGTTCAACCTGTCCATAAGAGTAACTTGTTTTGCTTTTTCGACCGCAATATCATGCTCAGCCTGTAAACGCGATTCCGCAAGGGCTAGCTCAATTACTGAGGCATCTGTAATTTTTAGAGCATTTAAAAGTCTCTCTGCCTCTGCAACACCAATGTCATCACGTGCAGCAAAAATTTCTTTTGCAAGGTCTAGCTCTGTACTTGCTGCAGCTAGTCGGTCAAAAGCAGCTGAGCTGTCTCCAAAAATTCTTGCAAGAGCTTTTTTATCTGCAAAATTTTCAAACTCAGAAAAGGCTCCGACAAGCTCTAGTGCTTCGTCTTTTGTTACGCCAAATTGCTCTGCTAAATTTTTAACATCTTGAGCAGTGCCTTGAGCCCCCGAACCTAAATCTGCTGCTTTTGAGTTTACTGCTGCCAACGCTTTATCAAACTCTTCAGCTTCTGAAACAGCTTGACCTAAAGCTGTGCCGACAATGGATAGCGCAAATCCAAGCTGTCCTCCAAGAAGGCCGCCACCAAGACCACCAAGCGCACCACCAACTGCCGCAGCGCCTGTTTGTCCAAACAGCAGGGGAAAACCACCGCCAATAAGAGCACTACCTGCGCCCGCGCCCAAAGTACGCATGGTTTGCTGCCTTGCGGCGTTTCGGTCAGCTTGGTTGGCTGCTGATATTGCTTGTCGTACGTCTGCTGCTTGCTGAAAAAACTTGTTAAAACTACCCTGTTTGCTGAGTAGTTGATCTACAGAAGCAGCAGCATCTCTGTTTGACTGAGCAAAAAAGTCTATTATTTCTCTCGCTTCATCGATCTCCTTGCCAAACTGGGTAACTCTTTTTCCGGCAGCGCTGTAAGGGTTTCTCTTACCTATATTGTTTTGTACTCTGTCTAGCTCTTCAAGCTTGGCGTTTAATTGCTTGAGTCGGTCTTCGAATAGCTTTAGCTCTCTAGCCCCTTTTACGGCAAGGTTAATGTCTACGTCGTACTGGGCCACGGGGGAACGTAGAGAGGGTTCACTACACTTTAACGCGCAGCCATAGTTTGCGCCCCTCTAGACGTGCGACCACGGTCCATCACCGCCTGCTGCTCTTCGCTCTTCAGCTCGTAAAAAGCAGCCCATCCAACAAGCTCCTCCTGTGTAAGCCGCTCGGTTAGTTGGGCAAGCGTCATTCCTAGCTCTTTCGCTAGGAAAAACATGAACAGCCAGTCGTTATTAGCTTTTGAGGTCTGCTTTCGCTTCCTCCACCTTGTTCTCAGTGCCAGATGTCAGCATTGCAAGTTGAATCTCTTGAAGCACTGAGGCTTCAACAGCGTTTTTAAGTACCGCTTTTTCGCCGTCTTGGAACAGACGTTTGCCGTTTTCGTCCAACGACTTTTCGATCATCATGCCAAGTGCAAAGTCATTGGCATCGTCAGACCCGGCTTTTTTCTGGATGGCTTCGCGCTCTGCAATGGTGAGAGGATGCCAGTAAATCTCAAGCACCGTATTGCCGCCTTCCTTGACTTCGTACTTATACAGCTGGCTAACGCCGAACTTATTGCGGAGCAGCTCAGAGGCGCGCATAAAGTAGTACCGTTTGCCTCAATATACTACACAACTGCTGTGAACTGACAAGAAACAATGCCGATAAAGTGCGAGCGGTCTTCCAGCTCCAGCGGAGTTGGCCCAGAAATGTCCAATACGCGCGGAGCAACACTGAAAGTATCGGTGTAGTTGGAGGCGTTTACAGATGTAAGGCCATCAATAACTGCTTCGCTTAGGGCGGATAGCACTGACGTACCAGCAGACTTAGGCACATAAACGTTGCACTGGATAACGCCGGAGTAATAATCCTGGGCCGCGCCCTGGTTTTGGATGGTGGAACGGTTGAAGTTGACGCTCATCAAGATGTATTTTTTGTCTTTGCCGGGGGTGGTGTACTGAACGTTGTCGTAAACCATCAGTACCGTGTTGTCGGCAGCTGCAACCGTGTCAGTGACTGCTTTTTCAAAGGCCGCGCGAGCGTTTACGAGAGTCATGGCTTAGAGCTTGGTGTAAGACCCAAACACACTGCTGCTGGATCCGGTTCTGGCAAAAATGCGGCCAGGACGTTTGTCCCCAAAGGTCTGCTGGACCAAAGAACGCATTTCACCCTGGATAAAGTTTGCCACTTTTGGAGACTCAAGGGCATAACCCGCGTACTCAGCTGTGTTGCCGATGTAAACCGTGGGTTGACGCTTGAAATTAAACTCAGGAACCTCAAAGCGAGGTTTGATGCGGCTTTGAGCGGGCTTCTTGTCTGTGTGAACCCACTGATTGCCGATACTGCTCCAGGTCGTTTCCCCGCCTGGCTGGCGAGTTTCGTAAATCTTTGACCATGGAGCGTGGTCCTCGCGCTTATCCTCAGCGCGGACTTTTTGGGTTGATGCTTTCCAGCTGGACGCAAAGAACCCTGTGTCCACAGGGCTGTTCTCTTCTGTGCCCAAACCTTCAACAGTCAGCTGAATTAAGGCGTTGTAGTCGTCGTTTATTTGACGTTCCAGGTCGGTGACGATTTGGCCAAGACCTTTTTTCTTAGCCATCAGAACCTCACTTGAATGGTGAAGAAATACTCCTGGTCGCCTTTGAAAGTGCGGATGTCTGTGATCTGAGCAACGCGGTTAGATCCGGCGTATTTCAAAGTGATCGTGTCTTCAAAGGTGGGTTGATTGTCCCCAATTAAATCAGGAGTGATGTAGAGCTTGGCTTTGCGCTCTTCGCGCCCTTCCTCCTCCTCAACATCGACAAACTCGATTGGGGCATCGAACGAGTAAGCCGTATCAGTTGTGGTCAGCGCTCCGGTGCTGGTGTTGTAGGTCGGAGATGCCTTGCGGGTGTACGTAATCGTGTGGTCAAGTGACTTGCCCAAGTCGGCAACAACCGACTTGGCAACGCTTTTGAACAAACTGTCGAGTGCGCCTGCCATCTCAACCCCTCACAACGCGGACAGAATACGAGCCACTGCCGCCCAGACAATAAGCG